AAGGACTGCCTGATTGCCTCGTTCAGAACAGACTGTGCTTTCAGATATTTCATTCGGGCGTCTTTGAGCGCAGACCGCTCATGTGCTGCACCCAGACCAAAGCCGACCGCCAGGGCGGCGGCCATTGCGATCCAGATCATGCTGACCTCCTGTCAGAAGGAAAAAGCGCCCCGAATGATGACGGGGACGGAATATGCCACACTCGGCACAGGGGGGCGGGGCAAAGGGGCGTCGGTGATCGTCAGGCCCTCTACCCTCAGGCCCGGTGGGAAGTGCGCGACAAGAGCGCTGACAAGCGCGTCATTCTCGGTCGCAAATTCGGTATCGGTCTCTACCGTCACGACGATCTCCGGCGTGGCGTCCGATATGCCGTCAAGGGTCGCTGTCTGCTGCCCGCCGCCCGACGCCTGAACCACGAAGCGCGGCAGTTCCTTGCCCGGTCCATTGGGCAGGACAACATTGGGCAGGCCAGACATGGTTAGCAATCGCCTGACAAGTATCTGCTGGCCATTGGTCAGGCTCATGTCATTCTTCCATTAGCGCGGCGTTTGCGTGAACGATCGCCTGCCAGTTTTGTACGGCATTGCGGACGAAAAAACGGCCCGGAAATTTACCCGACACGCCGTATTCCATCGGGCGGGCATGAGGTGCCGTGAATACCGCCTGCACCGTGTCGCCAAGCTCCATTCCCGCGACAAGCGCGGCGTAGTCGATATCGCCTGCGGCCACGACACCGCCGTTCAGTGATCCTTCCTGCGAGTTGATAAGTTCGCCGGTATCGACCGGAACCTTACCCACTTCAAACGTGCCGGTCTCTTTGATCGACGGCTGGCGGCGCGTCATGATTTCGCCCACGTCCTGAATTGAGCCCTTCACCACCAGATCAAGGTTGCGCTGCACCTTTTCGGACCATTGGCCAAGATTTGCGATGTTGTAGACGGTCATTCCAACCTCACCGGGCCAGAGCGGCCCAATCTATCCGATACCGCACGGAACAGCGGCAATTCACCAATTCAGACGCCGGGGCGCCGTGACTGGCATCGTGGGGGTGATCCATGAGCGCCCCGGACACGGGGGACACGAACGATTGCCCGAAGCGCTCATGAACCCCGTTCAACAGCCTGTGGCTGTCTCGGGTCCGCAGTCCCGGTGTTGCATCCCATATCTTCGTCACCATGTCCTCGGTGATCTGCCCGCTGTCGATCATCTGCCGGATCGCTTCGGCCTTGCCCTCGTTCATTGCCCGGTTGCTTTCCGTGCGGGCGATGTTTTCGCCCCTCAGCCGCAACAGCCGTTCGGCATAGCGACCGGTGATCTTGTCCAGTTCCTTTGCCGTGAGCGCCCTGCCCTCGCGCTGCGCTTTCAGGATCGTCCGGTCAAAGCGCCTGTCGCGTCTCTGGCGGCGCATGTACCTGTTGATGTCGCCACCGCTCAGATCGGCCCGTGCTGCCCTGACTGCTTCTGCCTGCTTGCTGTGCAGTCCGATCAGACCGCCGACACGCTGATTGCCTTCTGTCCTGCCGATCAGGTCCAAAACGATGTTTCGCGTGCCCCTGTTCTGACTGATGCCCTCATGGATCGTTTCCCGTATCATCCGGCGCTGATCTTCGGTGATCTCGGTTATCAGTTCCGCCGCCCTCTGGCGCGTCCATCGCTCCGCTCGGGGGTGCCTCCCCTGGAACCGAACCAAGAGCGGCCCGGTATCTGGCAAGGTCTTTTTTGGCAGCGTCGATAGCTGGTAAATCGCCCCCTGTCGAAATGCACTTACGATTGCATCATCCAGCGGCGCGAAGAATTCACCGCCAAGTCGGATTGCCTGTATTGCGGCCTCAATATCGCCCCGATCGATTGCTGCCTCTATGGCACGTAGCTGGGCCGTGCTGCGAATATCCTGAATGGCCTGCTCAAAAGCGCGGCGCAGTTGTGGGCTGACTTTTTCCAGCGCCTCAAGAAAGGCACGGCGACTATCGCGGGGCATCTATCGACACATCAACCTTACCAAGCACGATCTCTTTGCGACAGGCAGTCGGTCCAATCTGCGGTCTCCCATCGCTACCAACCTTCATTCGGATCACGAACCCCAATTCATCATCAGCCTCGACGACCCGATCTTGCTCGATGCCGTCAAGATACACACGGACAGGGCGCCCGAGCATGTTTTCGACCGTGTATCTCATTGCCCTTCCTCTCTACACTGAACTTCCCAAAGCAAAACGATACCCCCCGGCTTGACCGCCATGACGTTCACCATCTTGTAGGTCTTGCCCCCAACGATCAAGGAATCACCGTTTCTCGGGTCACTTTCTGCATCCGGGGCGATCAATGCCTTGATGTCTCCGACACGGATATTCGTGCCGTTTCTGTCCCGATCTGAATATTCCGTCAGCACAACCGTGCAAGTGTGTGTCGTGGCAGCGGCAGGCGTGACGGGATATGTCGTTTCATCTGCGATGCCGGGGCGCGAAATCGTGGCGAATAGAGGTCCGTCGCCCGTAGCCGCTCCAGCCTCGGCAATCGCCGCGCTGACCTCGGCTGCGATATCCGATCCTGCGGTCATGTCATAGTTGGAAGATCAAGAGATCGGCGGTGGTTGCCGCCAGCACCTCGGTGATTGCCAGCGGCGGGTGCATACCAGCCTTGGCTGTAAACGTGACCGTGCTACCTGCTACCGTAGTGACAGACACCACACCGTCAGTCAGCACAATGAACGTGCGTCCAACCGGGTCAACGTCGGTGTTGCTGGCCGGAGCCGAAAGCGCCGTGGCGTCGGTGGCGATTGCGTCGATGCCATATGGGGCATTCTCTGGGCTGTTCAGATTGCTCATCGTGATCTCCTCAGACCGTGTAGACCGCCGAAACGGTAATCATGTAGGGACGAAGCAGCGCCTCGATCATCGTGCTTTTTGGCGTAGCCGCGTCCAGCCCGGTTACGTCGCCACCGGTTACAGTCCACTTGATGCCCTTCACCTCAGTCAGCACCTTCTGCTGATCTGGCGTGTAAGTCTTGCTGAAAAATCCCGGCGTTGCCAGTTCGAGATTTGCGGCCTCGTAAATAGCAGGCTCAACATTCGGGCTGTCAATGTCGTATCCAGCACCGAACATCGGCACATAGTAGCGCGTCACGTAGTCCGTGGCCCTGACCAGAGCGGCAGCGGAATCAGCATCATCCGCTACCGTGGTGCCGCGGTCTGCGGCATAGGCGATCCAACCTGCGACCGTCGCGGCCATTGGTTAGTCCTTGCTCTCGGGCGCGGGCTTGGGTTCAGCCTTGGGCTTCGGCGCGGGCTTGGCCTTCACCTCGACCAACATTCCGGTATCGAAGTACGATTGAACAACCTTCGATCCCTTGAACCGGCTCATATCGTCGATCTCGACGGTTTGACCTGGTTCGATGATGGTCTCGGGGTCAAGGCCGATATTGCCTTTTGTTGTGTTCCTGATTTTCATGTGTCTCTCCTTGGGTGTGTTCGGGGCGACCGATTGACCGCCCCGAAATTGGCTTAGATGCCGTCCACGTAGCTGACCGCCTTGGGCAGGCGGATATCCAGTCCACCCAGACGGAAGATGCCCGGAATGGTGAATTGCAGCACCTCAACCTGCACAGGCAGGAAGCGATGCGGCATCGGGATATGCACTTTCAGAACGTCAGGCGCGCGACGATACGCAATCATGCGCGCGGTCGTGCTCTGACCCTTGGTCAGCAGGCCACGTTTGCCGCGGATCATCAGCGGCTGACCGGTTGTCGCGGTGTAGACGTTGGCGCGCTGGATAAATTCCAGGATCGTCAACGCCGTATCAGGCACACGGGTATGTGACAGATACTGCAACCGCTCAGTCGGCAGGATCAACGTATCAGCCAGTTCAGTTTCCTTCGTGACGGTCACGATCCCGGTCAGGATTGCGTTGATGTCCCGAACGATCTGATCTGCCGACTTGTCGGCCCAAAGCGTCGAGTTGCCCGCACCATCGGCCGCCGCAGATGTCTGCGGAACACCGGTATAGCCGTACAGCCCCTCATAGCCCTTGTCGGTGTTGCCGTTCAGAGTGGTGTCATAGACAAACTCTTCATAGGCACGCCGCGCGATACGGGCTTTTTCGGGGTCAAGGGCAATGCCAAGCATACGGGCCTGGTTGACCTCCTCCAGACCGTACTGATACCCGATACCAGCCGAATGAATGACGGTCTCGTGCTGACCGAGATTGGTGCCAACAAGCGGC